CTAAACTTAATGCATGATATTTTTTTATCGGTAGTTATACCTAAAACAAATACATAAGCTGTATTATTTCCAGATAAATTTTTCTGAGCACCATCCGCATATACATAAGAAGTAATTTTGTATATGGTTTCTAGGTTTTATCAATGATTTAGAAACTGTTACTTCTTCTACTATATATGGTTTATATTGGTTAGCAAATGGCATTTTATAGTTTATTTAATTTTGGTATTTGCATTTTAGAACCATTAACCTTTGGCATATTGAATGGAACTAATTTAGGTTGTGCTTTAACATAAGTTTCCAAAATGTTTATAAACCTTTCATTCATCTTATCTAATGTAAAGTTAGCCAAAGTGTTTTGTTTTAAACCTTCCGATTTCTTTAAATAAGTATCGTAGTTTTTGTAAACATCGTATAACTTATTAGCTGCTGAACTATAATTTACACTAAACCATTGTGCTTCTTTCATAATGAATTGGTCAGCTGCTGATTCATCAACCTGTGTTAAAGAACCTTCTAACAATACTGCATGTTCTGCCGGTAGGAAATCTAATTGTCCACTCCAACCACTTGCTATAATTGGTTTACCTGTCAAAGTAAACTCAGCCATTGGCCTACCATACCCTTCACCTTTAGCAAATGAAACCATTGCTTTTACTTTTGGATGATGGTAAAGAGATGCCATATCACTTTCTTCCAAATCACCATGTATTAAGTAGATAGATGGACACTTATCACCAAATTGTTTTACAACTTCATCAATTTTTTGACGAGTTGCTTCTCTATCAATTACACTAAATCCAGCATGGGATGTTTTAACTAATAAAGCTGGTTTTTTATCTTTTGGTAAATATTGGAATACTGTAGCAAATGTTTTAATGGCCATACCAATATCTTTTCTATCTTGTCCTAATGAACCCTTCAACCAATGACCAACTACTAAGAAACAAAAATCTTCTTTTACATTATCTAAAATAGATTTATTATCACCTTTAGAAAATATTTCAGTATCAACACCTTCAAAAAGAACTTCAATTGGAGTTGTTGTTTTAATCTCACCAACAATCTGTCCAGTTGTATTATCCTTTTGTTGATATACTGTCCCACCTAAATTAGATTTAGTAAAATTAGATGGTACTATTACTAAATCCATTTTATTAGAACCATCTATAAAATCCTTTGGTGCTATTGTAGTTTCAACACCAGCAGTTACACCAATATTATAATGTCCTTTTGGTTCAAACTCATTAGCTACTGAAACTTGCATAAATACATCTGGCTTCTCTCCAATTTCTCCAATAACTCTTTCTAACATCCAAGCTCCAAATTCATCCTGATTACTTACTTGATTTTGCGGAGTAGTTCCCCAACGAAGTGGGATAATCTTTATATCGTACTTATCCATCTTACGAAGCGATTTCATCAAATCTCTACAATGGTCACCATATCCGCTTCTAGTAAAAATAGGTCCCTGAAATACTAATGTTGGTTTATTCATCTTATAACTTATTTAACTTTAAATACCTCAAATCTTTGGCGAGGTTTCCAATTTTCAAATGTTGATTCAATTCCATCAATCAAAGTTTGGCACATATTTGTATGTGATAATCCAGCTTCATTGATAAAATGTTCTCTACCAATTAAGGCGTTTGCTTTTCTTTCTTCTTTAGGTGTATTGTACACTTTAAGAATTGCATCAGCAACATCTTCAATATCAACTCTATCATCCCAAATGTATGGTGTTGGTACTGAACCAGCCAATGCTAATGCTCTACTCCAAACAGGCGTAGCCCAAGGACCAGGTTCTGCTTTACCTTCCCATTTTCTCCATTCATGTAAAGAACCAATCTTTACATAATCTTCATGTGTTAAAAACTTACCATCAACTTTGAAACCACATTGGTCTTGCAATCCACCAGTTACATTTACAATAATTGGTGTACCAGCCATTACCGATTCCGCAGTTGCTAATCCAAATCCTTCGTTGTTAGCTATGTTAATAGTACAATCAACTAAATTGTAAATTAGGTTTAATTCTTCTTGAGGTCTTCTCTTTTCTGAAAAACGAATATTAACATCAGGAGCTACAGCCTCAATAACTGCATGTAAATCAGTTCCGTTTTCATCAACTGGTTGTGTGTGCATTAAAAGTAAACACTTATCAGCATTTTCCTTACCAATCTTTTCACAAAACTTTTTAAATGCTACAATAACATCAGCCGGTTGCTTTCTTCTAATATTACGATTTGACCAATAAAGAATAAAATCATATTTCTTATCACCAACTACATCTTTATAGAATTCTTCGGATACATCAGCTGGTTTGTACAAATCAGTATTAATACCATGTGGTACATAACTTACTTGCCAAGGTGCTTTTGTTTTCCAAGTTGGTTTATCATCTCTTTGCCCAATTCTATTGATAATACCATAGGTTTGGCGAGAAATACAACCAATCCAATCACAACTCTCATAATAGTTACGATTGTACATCGGGTCTGGCAAATCATCCCAAATTGCATAAAACAATAATGGAATGTTTTGTCTAATTTCATGCTCTATATCATAAAGCCATGTCCAATAACGAGGGTCAGTAAAGTGTAAGATAGCATCAGGTTGTTCTGCGTTAATTAGTTGTCTAATTAAATCCGCATTACCATACCCATTCCAAGGCAAAATCTTTACATTGGCATCTTCAATACCATATCTTTGTTTGATGTCATCACTAACATCTAAAACTCTACCTTGCTCTGGGTGGTTGATTGCTGCTCCTACTTGAAACCAATCGTATTTGTGAACTGTCCCTAATACTAATTCTTTGGACATTGTAGCGATACCACTCGCCATTCTTAAATCATCTGAAAGTAACAATATTTTTTTCTTTGCCATAACTAATTTTAAAATTGTGAACCTGAAATTTGTAATTTTACATACTCATTCATTTCGTTTCTGAAATCCGCATCAGAAACATATCTTTCAACCGTTCTATTAACCAACTTTTGAAGGGTAACATCAGAATTAAATGATACTTTTTTAAATGATGAATAGACATCTTTCAAGATCTTCACAGTTGTTAGCTTTGTGTTTTCTTGATTCATTGTAATTTTATTTATATATTTGTATATATAAGTATATTACTCCAAGAAAAAACATTAAGTTTTTTAGAACTTTTTTATTTGGTAGCTTTACCATCACAATGCTTTCCTAAAAACTCACACCATTTACAATTCTTTTTGTTTTGGCCTGGCACTTTGGGAAATTCTATATCTTTAAAACTACCATCATCATTAAACACAGTATTGATAAATTCCATAAATTCATCATGTGCTTTTGTAACAGATGGTGCTCCATGTGATGGTGCGTGCTTTGATATGTAAGGAACTGGAAATGCTGAATCTTCAGGCAACTTCCTTCTCATAATCTGATATTCAACTCTAATCTTTTGTAAAGGTATATTGAATAAGTCAGAATAGTATTTCTTATATAATAGGATTTGTGCGTTCTTAAACTTGTCCGCCTTTTGGTATTGATTCCAACCTTGCGTTGAAGTTTTAAGGTCAATGATGATAATTGAATTCTCAGCCATATCTCTTAATACAATATCAATGAAACCAATAAAATGAACTCCTTCTTTGATTTTAGCGTTAAGTGGAATTTCAATACCAACTAATTCAAAACCTGCTTTAGAATAAAACTTCTGCATGTTTTTCTTTAACCACTCTATAATTCTTCTACCGTCACCATAGAATTCTTCCAACTCAATTTGAGTACAAGGAGTACCTTCACTAAGAGCTTCTTTCTCTTTAGTAAAGTTTTCCTTCATTCTTTCTAATAGAAGTTTATCTAAGTTGATTTCATCTGCTTGCTTTTTTGAAACACCATACATAACTGAAAGGTAATGTTGGATAGTTTCGTGCATTGAACTACCAAAGATTGTGTGAATATTACCAGAACTTTCACCCAACTTATCTATGTAATTTAACTTATATTGTTGCGGGCAGCTACTCCACATTGAGTACTGCGAAAATGATACTTTAGCCATAATGTAAAGATACGAAATTTTGTTGATAATACCAAAACTAAATCTTCAATTTTAGTTTGGTAATTTGTTTAGGGTCAGTACCATACATCTCACATATTTCTTTAATATGTTGTTTACCATTGTTTGTTTGGTATAAGATATGAACATATTCTTCAGCCTCAGCCAAAGATACTTCATACTTCCTACCAACCAATTCTATTACCCACGCTTCATATTTATCTGCGGTGGCTGGTTTCATATATTTTAGAAATGCTCTTGTCTTTGGTATTAAATCAATTAACGCAAGATACATTGCTTTTGGCGGTGCCTCCTGAATGTAAGGTTGGATATCTGCTATCAGTTCTATCCATTCCGGCTTCATAGAAAGAAAACGGAGTATCATATAGTTACTCCAAGTTTTCTTATCAGCATCTTCTAAAGTATCCCAATATTTAGGATTCTTATCTTGCGTTATTGCATTAATATGGTCAAATAATGTTTTAGCCATTTGTGTCTAAATCTATTTTTGGTTGAGATGACATTTTATCTTTTGCTTCTAATGCTCTTAATTCAAGCGGTTTAAGTGGTTCAAATTCTTCACCACAACTTCCACATATTACTAAATCAAAAGGTATAACCATATCCTGTGCGCCACCAAAAGATAATTTAGATAATCTTCTTACTTTAACAGTTGGTATGAATTTATCATATCCACACTCACATAACATTGGTACTGATTGTGATATGTCAACTTTTGGATTTGCTCCACCCGGCATTTGTGGCATCTCTCCTTGTCCGATAATGTTTGCCATATTATATTATATTTAAAATTTGTATTAGTGTTGATGCTGCTATAATCTCTTTATCAATTGCTACCGCAGATTTAGCAATACTATCACCCAATATTAGAATAACACCAGAAGTATTTTCAGGAGCAAATTCATCTACTTTATCATACAACAAAGTATAAAGGTCAGTAAAATCGGTTGCTTTACTATCAATGATAGCCTGTCTAACTTTCATATATTTGTTTCTCTTATCATCATTTGATTTTAAGATGTCAATAACTTTCATCTTATAATCATTCTCTAATAAGTTCTGAACATCTACTTTCAATTTTCCTTTGTGAGAATTTAATTGACAAGTATTGATTATCTTACGAATATCAGGATATGAAGCGTCAATGATTGGAACTAAATCCTTAATATCAAATTCAATAGCTTCTGCTTTCAAAATTTTACTCATCTGAATTGCTACATCTTTTTTAGTTGGTGGAACAATTTGAAATGATTGACATCTACTTTGGATTGGTTCAATAACTTTCTCCACATAGTTACAAGTCAAAATGAAACGGCAATGCTTACTAAATGTTTCCATTAAGTTTCTTAGGATAGCTTGTGCGTTTGGAGTCATATAATCAAACTCATCCATTATAATAATTTTGAATGGTTTGAATCCCATTGATGAAGCAAAGTTCTTTACTTTGTTTCTTACAGTATCCACATTGTTTTCATCCGATGCGTTGATGATGATATAATCACACTCTACTGAATTAACAATCAATTTTGCTAATGTAGTTTTTCCCGTACCGGCTTTACCATACAATAATAAATGCGGTACATCACCACTTTCTAAATAAGCTTCTACTTTTGCTTTTAGATGTTCGTTACCTACATAATCTTCCAATTTGTTAGGTCTATACTTTTCCACCCATAATGAGTGATTGTTTTCTTCTTGCTGATATTCAAACATATTGTTTATTTTATTTTCCAGTTGAACCAAATCCACCTTCACCTCTTTCGGTTTCTGATAATTCATCTACTTCCACAAACTGAATTGGTGGGTAAGGTATAATCATAATTTGTGCAATTCTATCACCTACTTTATAATCATTTTCCGATTGAGAATTTTGATTAACTTTATTGAATGTAGCTTGTAGTTCACCTCTATATCCACTATCAATTACACCAACACAATTACTTAACATTAATCTAGTCTTTCTAACAGATGAACGAGGAAATATTAATCCCACAAATCCATAAGGAATTTCCAATGCCAATCCAATTCCATATGTAATTTGAGTATCGGTTTCTGATATAATTGATGTTGCTACTAAATCCATTCCAGCATCACCATCTTTGGCATATTGTGGAATTACGGCATTTTCATTAAGCTTC